GTACGTATTAAAGCGACCTACAGAGTTGAAAACGATTTACTTCGCTTTTCAAATATGTTGGGTCTTACAAATCCCGCCTTATTGGCATGGGAGTTAACACCTTTCTCCTTTGTTGTTGACTGGTTTCTACCGATAGGTAGTTTCCTGGAAAACAGCATGGCGAGCACGGGGTTGACTTTCATAAAAGGATCTGTATCGTACAAATTTATCGGACAGACAAGCGGATTTGCGTCATCGTCCTCTTCCGGCGAGGGGTGGGCCGTCTCATCAAGAACTAACAAAGGTCTTACTAAAACAGTAATGTATCAGCGAGATCCAAGTAGTTCTTTTCCGAGCGAACCTATTCCTAGCTTTAAGAGTCCGGCTAGCATCGGGCATGCCCTGAATGCTATTGCTTTATTGACGCAAGTATTCAGACGATAGTCTGCGTACACAATTTAACCATTACTGGATTCAATTATGGCATCTATCGCCAACCTTTCTCTGCTTGACGGACAGGAAACCCCTGTCGCTTTGGTCTTCTCGCCTGTCACCGCGGCGCTGAATGAATCTACCTGGATGGACCGTTCTTCTGGTCGACTGATTGGCGTGCCAATCGTGAAACTGAAGTCCGTTCTGCCAGGCAAGTCATCGGCCCATTTTAAGGTGTCGGCTGAGATTCACCTCCCGGTTCTCGAGACCATCACGAACGCGAACGCGTCCGGATACAGTGCGCCGCCACAAGTGGCTTACACTGTAAAAGGACTAGTTACGTTCATAATGCCTGCTCGCAGTGCATTACAAGAGCGGAAAGATATTACGGCTTATATGGCAAGTCTCTTGGCCAACGCGCAGTTTACTGCGCTGACCCAGAACTTTGAAATGCCTTACTAAAAGTTCGGCGCGATCGCGAGATCGCATAAGCTTTAGACAGTAGCTTACTGTCTGTAACCTTTCCTTGGAAATCTAATGATAAACATTGATTATTTGGGTTGTACCCATCCAAAAACGCTCGCGGAACTTCTGCTTGCTGAGTTAGCGTCTCCTTGCTCTCTGGATCTACTCGTAGATCTGAAGAACGGTGACTATAATTCCTACTTTAGTAGGAAGATAGAAGATTATACACATGAGAACTCTCGCGAGTACTACATAGATAATCTTGCGCTTAACTTATTAAAGAAGAACCCTTGTATTACGTCGAATCAAATCGACGCGAATACTATAGAGAACTTCTTAGCTGGCGAGGCTCAGTGCAAAGAGACAAATTTACGGTTAGCTGCGACTGAGAGAGGAATCTCTCAATTTGACGATGAATTTTTTATCGCCAAAGGAAAAATCGCTGCCGTACTCGGAAATTTACCTCAAAAAGCACTGAACTTCGGTTTCGGACCCGGTGTCAATATAGGTAGAAAAGGTGTTGATACAGGGGCGTACGCTAAATATAGCGTATTTCGCCCTTCTATCACTTCCAAAGCTATCCCGTTTGCAGAACTTTTTCTAAAAGGGACCCTCTGGGGCCAGTACCTCGAACGAGGCGTTGGTAACAAGGTCAATTTTGAGAAAGTCGAAGCAGCGGAAATCGCCTTCGTTCCGAAGAACTACAAAATTAAGCGCACAATAGCGATTGAGCCTCTTATGAATACATACTTTCAAAAAGGGCTTGGTCAATATATTCGTGAGCGTTTGCTGTTCAACGGCGTTGACTTAAGTCAACAAACCCACAATCAAGAAGCGGCATATAGAGCACAAGCGGACGGGTTGGCCACAGTAGACTTTAAGTCTGCTAGTGACACCATCTCTTCGCGCCTTGTACTCGACATGCTTCCTATTGATTGGTATCTAGCTCTGGAAACCTTTCGTACCCACTATGCTAAACTCCCTTCGGGTGAAGTAATTCATCTGGAGAAGTTTAGTTCGATGGGTAACGGGTTTACTTTCGAACTAGAATCGCTCCTCTTCTTTGCAGCTGCTTACGCAGTCGTTAAGTTGGGCAGCGGTCGCGTAGATGAAATCTACGTGTACGGCGATGACGTTATTTTGCCAAAAGAGGACTTCGCGAGATATCAAGCATTTACCAAGTACTTAGGTTTTACCATTAATATGGAAAAGACCTTCGTCGAAGGAAAGTTTTTTGAATCATGCGGAGTCGACATTTATGACGGTACTAACGTTAGATCTTTCTATCTTAAAAATAACCTTCGGAATGATTTTGACATTTATGAATGTCATAACAGTCTGTTGGCCATTTCTGACAGATGGAAGATCGCAATTCCAGACACAATCGGCTTTTTACAGAGTCTTGTTGCTGGCAAACGCCGCCTGTTTGTCCCTTTTCCTTATGCTGGAGGCTTTCACAAGCACCAGGGTAGGGATTTCGGAATAACAGGAGAGGGTTGGGAAGGATCGTATCATAAGGCCTTGCTGTACAGTCCTACGACTGTTCAGAATGAGCATTATGAGCCGTCTGTACTTTCTAGTCTCATTTCACCTTCTGATGGATTTAGGTCCTATAGAGGTGTTGGAAACTGGAGAGTCAGGCGTACCTTTTTCCCGGCGATTTAAAACTTCCTTCCGTTTGTGACGGAAGGCGGTTAGTCGGTCTCGCGACTGCCTAACCTGGTGGTTGTTTACTCAACCAGCGAGAG